GTGCGTCGAGTGAGCCACATCGCGCGCGAGAAACAGTGTACCTATAAAATCAGCGCAACTCATTACATCATTCCTTCAGGGGCTTGTTCTGGCATTTCCATCGGCATCTCAGGCTGTTCGCCCATTTCAGGCGCTTCTGGCATCTGTTCTTCCATTTGCGGTACTTCGCGCATTTCAGGTGAACCGCCGATCAAGTCGCCTGTATCCAGCGCGCCTGCAATCGTACCCATGACAATATCCTGAATTTGCTCAGGTGTCATGCTGTTTTGTACCGCAGAGATACGCTTGGTTTCGGCTTCATAAGCCTGCACGTCAGCTTTGTACCTGTCGATGGAGATTTTCTGCTGTTCTGCGCTATCTTGGATGTTTTCCATGATGTCAGAAACGCGGTTGAGTTCTTGCGACAGGGCTTCAATCTGCTGTTTGGCAGCCATGATTTCAGGCGACTGATCGCCTTCTTCCAAGACTTTCGGGTCAAGGATTTTCTTGAACCGCTTGGCCATTTCCTGCGCTCCGGGCCAATCCATGTTCTTGATGAACAAATCGCCGGCCACAGTCCAAAGCTGTGGGTTGGATTGCAGGATTGTTGACATGGCGTCGAGTGCTTCTTGACGCTTGGTCATGTAGCCGGGGCCAGTTGTGACCATAACGTCATATGTGCCGACTGACGGGTTGTAGATTTTCTCAATCAGGCCGCCATTTTGGTCGCGGATTTCCTTGACAGGTTCTTGCTGCATTGGGTCCATTTTGACCATGCTGACTTCGCCATCAACGCCGATGATGCGTGCAATGCGCTGTGTGTCGTAAATCTTAGGGATAATATCGACAAGCTGGCGCGTAATGTGACGGATCGCACGGGCAAGGTTATCGACATAGTGATATGTACCGACATCGCCTTGCTTTTCGCGTGCGGTGATGGCTTTTGCAGACCGTTCGTTGCCTTGTTGGCCCAATGAGGCGTCATACTGACCGGTGGTGGACTTGATGTCCTCACCAGCGCCCATTTTAGCCTGTATCAGCCCTGTTTGCGGCAGCGGGGGTGCTGCACGCTGTGGAAGCGGCAATACGTTCCCAGCGCCGTCTGTGACGTCTGGATTGACTTCCAAATACGGCCAGTTGGTCGTGTTGGCAGTCTTCCACTGGTTCTCGTAGCCCTCGAACTGACCGCCATAGGCGATAAAAGGCGCTTTTGGTGCCAGCGCCAGCATTTCTGCTTCTTGGCTGGTCCAATAGTTGTACATGCGCTGTGCGTCTTTGGCGTTCCGCACCAAACCGGACACGTAAATCTGCCCTTGCACTTCAAATTCGTTACCTACGACGCGCACGACAGGGATGTATTTGCCCGGCCACTCGCGCTCATCAAGCACGTCATAGCCATTGGTCTTCATCCACATGACTTTTTTGCGGTCTACTTCGCGTGTGCGGACAGGTTTGCCGTACATGTCGCTCAGTTTCTTGTCTTTGTCGGTATTTTTGAACGCAGAGACGTTATCTGGGTACAAATTCAGCGTCTCGCGCTTGCGTTTGTAGTAAAAATACTCCGCAATGCGGACAGTGTCTTCATCAAGCCATGCCGACAGGCTTTCATCGCCGACGGCTGTGGACATGATAGATGAGATGGGTGACGCGTCTGGAAACTCGCGCTCATACTCTTCTTTGGTCATATCCTGCGTGACAAAGCACCATTCAGCGTCAGAACCGCAAGGGTCTTGGATGGTTGGGTCCATGTAGACGCTAAACGAGTTGCGGACGCGCATAATGCGAACGTCTTGGTCGAAGGTTTCTTCGTTGCAGTATTCCGTAATGAGACGGATGTAGCCTTCACCGTAGGTGACTTGGTTGTCGCAGGCGGTGTCGTAAGCTACGTCAGCGTCGGACATATACTCGATATGCCGCACAACGCCGTCAAAGATCGCTGCCACTTCAATGTCAGCGTCGTCATCGACAGGAATTACCTTACCGGCAGGCCGGTTTTGACGCTGTTCGTTCGTCACCTGACGGACGTGCTGCGGCAATTTGTTAATTGTCAAGCAGGGACGTGCGTTAATTGTCTGGCCTTGCACCGCTCCGCGGGTCGCCAACACATCAGCAGGCCACTGCCACTGGTTGTCAGGGCTGCCGGCCATGAACCGAAGGTCGTCTAGTTCGTCTTCACGGCTGTCCGACAGCGCAGCCATACCCATCTGCATACGATGGCGCATGGTTGCCATTACATCAGGGTCGCCACGGGTGTTTGCTGGATCGCTACCGATGTCAGCTACGTCGCCTACTTTGTTAATACCTGTCGGATCAGCCATTGCGGTTACTTTTTACCTTTTTTAGCGGCTTCACGCTTCACGCTGTACGCGATTGCGACCGCCTGTTTGACAGGTTTTCCGGCGTTTACCTCAGCCTTGATGTTCTTGCGGAACGCGGCTTTGCTGGGTGACTTTACCAGAGGCACTTTATTTCTTCTTTGTTGGCGTTGGCTTCATCGACACAGTCGTGCGGATGACTTGCACTGGCTTGGGTGCTGGCGTTTTAGCTGGCATTTTAACTGGTGCGCGACCGCCTGCTGCGCTTGTCGTGCCTTCGCGTGCCATGATCTTCATGGCTGCCGCCTTGCGGGCTGGGTCACGGTTAGCCGCTGCGGCCTTTTCCATCTTGACAGTGCCTGCTTTGTAGAGGCTTTTACCATATTTATCGGCTGGCATATTACTTACCCTTCTTGGCGGTTTTGGCGCTGTCTTTAAACGCCTTGGCTGTGGGGGCGCCTTTAGCGCCCGGTTTACGCATTTTCTCGCCTGACCCAGCGGCTATGCGCTCTTTCTTGGCGTGAATGTTGGCATATAGACCCTTTTTCATGGGCATTTCCACCTTTTCAAACTAGCTTTGGCACGTTCGCCGTCTTTAGCCTTAGCAGCTACTGCGCCCATACGCGCGCAGAATGATGCTTTGCGTCCTGCGTCAGCCTTTGTCTTCGGGCTGGGTGCTGGCGCCTTTAGTTTGCTGCCTGTGGCAGCGTTATATTTCGCTCTACCAGCGGCGGTTAACCCTGCGCCTTTTGACACAGGCAGTTTCTCGCCTCTGCCTACGGACAACGATACTGATTTTTTCTTGTCCGCCACTAGCTGCCCATCCAACTTGTAGAATATCCAGCGGGAGAATACGCGTTTGAAGAGCGTCTGTCAACGCGTCCTTGACGTGGGTCTCTAGAAGCTACAGGAAAAGCAAACGTGACCGCTATGGCGTCCGCTGCGTCAGGTGACGCCAGTCCGCGTGACTTCATGTCCTTCTTACTTTCGAGAAACAGCGTACCCTTGCTGTCAGGCTTGGTGCGCGGGCTGATAAGGTCGGTCTTCAGGAAGCGATCCGACGGGATGTGCGCTGTCTTGAGCCAATCCCGCATGGAACCCCACATCTCTGCGCGCTTGTTGCCCCACATGATCTGGTTCTTGGCTTTGTTGCCGAAGTTCACGCCGCGTATCTTGTACCGCTGTTCCTTCAGCCGGTCTACGACGCCTGCGCCTAGCCCGCCTTCGTCGATGCAGACCAAGGCCGGCTTGAACTGTTCTATGGCGTCGATGACGTAGCCAGCCACTTCCATAGTGTCAGCGCCGCGGTGCCTGCGTAACTCTAAGATGTCGCGGCCCTGCCGTATGGCGATGACGGTGGCGTCGGCCCCAAAGCGTGCAGGGTCCACACCTATTACGATGGGCGCTGTGTCGTCCTTGATGGGTGGGCGCTTCATGGCGTCGTCAACCAGATTGCTGCCAATGAACTGGTCGTCACCTTCTGACGGAAAGTTACCGTAGACTTCGACACTGGCTTGGTAGCTGTCTGGCCCATACTCGTCGATGATGCGCTGGTACAGGTTTTTGTCTGTACCCTCGACATCGCGCGCGTCGATTGTGCGGGTATTCCAGAACGCCCGCTTGCTGTGGAACGTCTCGTAGAAATAGCCTGTGTTCCGCCGCGGGTTGGAGAAGGCCAGATGGAAACGATGCGGCGTATTCTCCGTGAAGAAACCATCGCTGACTGACCAGATGCTGTCAGGGATACCGCTGGCTTCGTCGAAGATCAGCATGACACCATCTTCGTTGTGCAGACCAGCGTAAGCATCTGGGTTTTCTTCAGACCATAAGCGCCCCTCGACGGACCAATAACGCGTACCCTTTTTCATTTCCCGCTCAACGATTTCGGTGAGCCACTTAGCGGGCATAATGCGGGTAGCTGCAATTTCAAACCAGTGGCTGTTCAGCGTCATCGCCAACCACTTAGTAATTTCGGCCCAAGTAACAGAGCGTAGCTGGGCTTCTGAGTTAGCCGACACAATCACAGAGCCGCCAATGCGGGTGGACATCATCCATATCACCAGCCAGCTTACCAATGCTGACTTACCAATACCGCGTCCAGAAGCGACAGCCATACGGAACGTGTCAAAGTCTATTTTGCCATCGTTCTCTTTGATGTGGTCGCGGATAGATTGCAGGATAGCCCGCTGCCATTTGCGCGGTCCAGCGTGTTTTTCCAGCGGGGTGCCTTGTTCACCCCAAGGAAACGCCAGAAGCACAAACGCTAATGGATCATCCTTGATCGACGGCGACCATAACCTCGCCATCAACTCTACTTCGTCCTGCGCGCTGTATATTGGTTGCTGCATTATTTGTCCTAAAAGAATATAGTTCGCGTTCAGCGTTTTGTCGGGCTAAGATAGCGTCATCTTTGCTTTTGTGCCAGCCTAAGCTGCGGCAGCCTTCGCGGGTGTATATGCGTGCTTGCCACAAGTTGTGCGTTTTGTTCCATGACACGCCCGTAACGCCTGACTGCGAGTTGCGTTGCACGCGCCGGTTCTGGTTGTTCTCGTGCTGGTCCGCTTCACGCAAGTTTGCAATGCGGTTATCACCGGGCGTTTGGTTTATGTGGTCTAAGTTTTTAGTAGGCCACACACCATAGCAGTATAGCCATGCCAGCCGGTGCGCTTTATACAGCGTTTCATCTAGGCGAATTACAATATACCCGTAGCGGTCGCGGCACCCAGCTATGCTGCCTTTAGGTGCGCGGTTAGACCGGCGTATGCGCCAGCAAAACTCGCCTGTGTCGGGATCATATTTTAGTAGTTTTTTGAGGCGCTTTTGCGTTATTGAGTTCGTAGCCATTAACAAGTTCCTTTTGTTGATCGGTCAGGAGTGTGGGGGGCGCGCCAACGCTCTCCACTTCCGTATACAGTCCTTGTATAACACGCGATTGCGCTTTCTCCAAGGCAGCAATTACGCTGATTTGACCATCTACACTTACATCAATTTGTTGTTTGCTCACCCAGCCATGCTGATGCTTGAGTATTTCCAGTGCAGCTTTGCTGTCGCCATCGCGCGCCGCTTCGTACATAGTCTTGGCTGCGGTGTACTCGCCGTCGGCACGACCTTTGATCTCAGCCATCTCGACCAGCGGGTCTGCGTCGGCCAACACACGGAACTGACGCGGGGTCAATCCAGCCGCCATCGCCAGACTGTCACCCTTCAGCCCGCAGCGGGCAGCTTCATAGATTGACTCCAGCCGCGCCTCGGTGGCTTGCGTCCGCTCTGGTGTAAATGGCAGTGAGTAAAATGTCATTGGGTGTACTATAGTGTGTTGCAAACCATATTGCAAAAAATAAAGTGACCCCGCGTGATGCGCTTCACTACTAGGTTCGCGTAACCGTTCACATTGAGAGGCGTGCGGGGTTCTGTTTGCGCGTATAGCATATTTTTAAAAAAATAAAAATTGTTTGCGTACCGTGCCCGTGACAGTCACGCGGCGCTCGGCCCTGCTACCCCCCACCCCCTGCCCGACGGCGTCCGGCTTGAAACGATCGCGCAGATTCTGGGTTGGCCTTTCCTTTCCTGCTGACAACAGTGTCAGTAAAAAACATATCGGCTGGCTATGCTGCGGTGCAACATATTGCACTGGGCGTTCTGGGTCATGACAATTCAAGTCGGTTCGCGTAAACTTTACGTTAACGTCAACCGACGTGAAAAAAATGCGTAGGTGTGTTACGTGACTAACACGGACTGGGCAATCTGGGTCATCGGATTACAAGTCATCCTTATAATACGTATATTCTAACCATATAGGTTATATATATACTTTTCTGTTATTGACTTAACAATCCACTACCCAGATTACCCAGAATCCTCGCAGACACGCACAAAGCCGTCGCTTTTCGCTGGGTCATTTAGCCCAAAACCATAGCCCAACAAATGACCATTTCGCCCAGTTTCATGACCCATGATTTCTGCCCTAATTTTTCTGGGTCATTTTCTGGGTCATTTCTGGGTCATGTTTTTCACCCAATGACCCAGAAAATACCCTCGCAATATTTGTGGATAACTTTTTTTAGTGCAACAGAATTTGTTGTTGACACTAAGCAAAAGAGGGTACATAAGAGGGTATCAACAGTGAAGGAGCAGCACAATGACTACCACATATGCAATCGCCAAACGTTCAGCGTTCAATGACAGCGCAATATACGTTACGACTATTCGTTCTGATTACCGCGTCGTTAGCGAACGTATAGCCGACGAGGATTTACCTAAGTTGCGTCACATCGGCGCGCATATGCGGACATGGGCAACACAAGCTGCCGCCGACGCGATGCTGGACAAGCTGGCAACTATCGGCGGATACGATGACTACATGGTAGTTGCGCTTGAAGGCGCGCCAGCATGAGCCGCGCTGCAATCCACAACCTAGCCTTCGCGGTGTATATTCTCGCGGCACTAGCGCTTGACGCCCTAATCTTTGGAGTAGCACAATGACTGACTTTGCAAAAGCTACGCAATGGCGCGATGCGCTCACCGCCGAATTGCGCGATGCGACCGCCGCGCTTAACGCGCTCACCGACGAATTGGCAGGCGATGCGCCGCGCATCATGGGTCTAACGCCCGACAGCGTCAAAGCTGACCCGCGTTGGAAAGCCGCCAAGTCTAAGGTTGACCGACTGTTTCAAACGCTACGCCGCTTCAACGTCGGTTACACCCGGCAATTCAAACGCGAGTTAGCGGCGCAACATCGCGCCAACCGCTACGCATAACAACAATCAATAGGAGCAAACACAATGACACATTCTATCCAAAAAACCGACACGCGTTTAGGCCTTGGCCGAGACCGCCTCATCATAAAGTCATTCGCCAGCGCCGATGCAATGCATCGCTTCTTAAACGCGCAATATGACAACGCATGGCAAGAAACGCATTCCAGCCATGCGGACAAGAAGGCTGGCACATATGCATTCGCTGGCGGCAAATGGCACAACGTCCGCAAGCTGGACGCAATGTCACTGGCGCACATTTAAACAATATCAATAGGAGTGAGAAACTATGGCATTCATTACGCAAGCAATCGAAACTAAATATCTTGGCGCGACCAACACCAAGGGCGGACGTATCAAAGCGACAGCATGGGCGGGCAGCGTCACTGTACCGTATGATCATGCGCTGAACGCAGACGCTAACCACAAGGCCGCTGCCGACGCCCTGATCGCTAAAATGGGCTGGACTGGCACGTTCGCACAAGGCGGCAACGTCAAAGGCACAGGTTACTATTTCGTAAACATTGAGGGAGCCTAACCAATGACACAAGACCGTAACTACCTACGCATGATGCACGACTGCGAATTGACGCACTACGCAAAAGAGCGCGGCACGACCGAATTAGAATTTGTCCTGCTGGAGCGCCTGTGCACCCTGCTAGACGTTGACGAACAATTAGAGGCCGCACAAGTCACCATAGAAGACTTACAGAATGATATGGCCGCGCTGAAAGCGGACATTGACGATTATAAAATCCAAATCGACCTGCTGGCCTGTGAAATAAACGACTTAGAAAACACCAGCTTCATATGACGGCGCTACTCGCTGGCGCGGCACTATTCCTATTAACTTTACTACTGGAGGATTGACCAATGACACAATATCAAATCGCAATCGCGGGGCTGTTAGCCGCGCAAGCCTTCACGCTTGCCCTGCTATGGATCACAAAAAAGGAGAGCGACCATTGGCGCACTATGTGGCTGCGCGACGCGACCGAATTGCTTTACTGGAAACGCAACGGCATTCTGCGCGATCCATTGACCGGCAAATACCGCAAGAAGGACAAACGCTAATGGATAGGAACCTACGCGCAAAGATACGCCAACTGTGCAACTATATCACCGACAAGTCGGCGGTTATGCAATACATCAACAGGGAACGGAACCTTAACCTAACACTGCGCGACATAGAAGCTGCCTGTGCAGGCATTAGAGACT